GAAGCGGGCGATCAGGGTCATACTTCAGGTTATCTACGTGTTCAATCCTGTTAAACGAAGAATAAAACTCACCCCCTGTAGTGGCAAAAGGATTGCCAAATACTAAGGCGCGGCCCCGTTCCTCGGTATTGTTTGCAAGTATGTTATTGATATAATTCTCCCCGACGTTGTGAACGTTATGCCAGGTTGAAGAGATACACACAAACTTGTCATCTATCCGCTTGTAAAAGAAATCCGTTTTACTGTAAATCTTCGACGTGATTTCGTCAAGGTATTCTTCGAGTTTGAACCAGGTGCTTATCCAGTCAACCTTTGCCGGTGATGTAGCAATGAACAAAGGATTATATTGCTGCTCCGGTGTTCCCTTATCTGACAATTCACCGTCAACAAGAAACATCCCTTTTTGCCTGATACGTGCAATGATTATCTCTTTAACATCTGATTCGTCCGTATCCTTTGTTTCATCCAATACAGCCCAACCAAATTCTTTTCCTTCGTGTGATGCTGCCCGTTCAAGTGAACCGATAAAAATAACACATCCATTGATAAAAGAGATGATCCCATAATAGTCATCAAAGTTATGACCTTCGACATTAAAGTGTGACGGCGGTTTCTTCCCTACAACATAGTGACCTTCAGGATGCGATTCTTTATCATATTCGACGATTCCGATTGACTTCCAGTATTCACGAATGCGAAATAAAGTTGACTGAACGAGCTGTAAATATGTGTTCGCCCCCACAAAGCCCCGGACCTTTGGAAACTTTCTGATAAGCTGATAGGTCTTTATTCCAAGTAAATGAGTTTTTCCCGATCCAACGCCTGAGAGAAATAAATTAATCGGAGCCGTTGACTGCAATATGCTTTTTTGTGGGGCTGATACAACTTGCTCTATCATTTGATGATTATATCAGGCAATTGAGCAACATTGACCTTTAATTCTGTTTTGACCGGAGCATCAAAACCCAGCATCTTTGAAATGCTGTCGAGAGCTTTCTGTTTGTCGAACAGTTTTATCCTGATGTATTCAACCTGAATCGGTTCTTTCTCTTTTGAATCAGGATTATATTGATATTCGTACCTGATCTTTGTATCAATTTCAGCAATGGATGACTTTTGGTCGTCAGTAAGTTCGTCAAACTCTTTTCTTTGAATCCATGTATTATGAAGATGTGCTATTGAAGAAAAGGCCATCTTCATGTGTTCATTCAAAACTCTTAATCTGCTAACTCCTGCTGTTTCAGCGAGATTGTCCTGCATTTCTTTAATTCGAGCCTGAATATTAGGTTTCTTTAGGTTTTCTGTTGCGATAACTCCGGCTGTTTTTTGAGAATATCCGGCCCTTATTGCGGCCTGAGTTCCATTCAGGTCAAGGCAATATTCATAACAGAATCTTTCCTGTTTATCATTTAACGGCAGTAGTTCTTCTGTTTCTTCGCTCATTTCTTCCTCTTAAAGTATTAAATCTGCCCCAGTCGTTTCTCTGCGGCTTTTCTACTCATTGGCCCTGACAGCCTTTTGCCTTTCTTTGAATAGACGATACATTTATCTTTTTTACAACGTATCACTTTTTTCTTTATTAAGAAAGTCTCTTAATAGTTGCCTGTCTTTTGGTGACATCAAAAATTCATCCCATGCCCCATATCTGCATTTGAATCCGAATATGTATTTAATGCCATACCAAAACCTGTAAAAGAAGCCCCGACCCGAAAGATGAATTACCACATTAAAAATGTCATAATTTTCACCTTTCCAATAATAAAACTTCGCCTGATGTTCCAATGAATTGCATTCGCAAATCATTATCTCGGTTTCTTCAAACTTATCTTCCATACTGCAAAGTTACAAATTATATCAATTGACTGTCAAAATCATAATTAACCGTTCCAATGTTATAAACCGGAGTACACCGGCTGACAAGTTTAATCAAATCCGCTTCGGCTTCAGGTATCTTGAACTCTCTGCATTTCTTACTAATGTAATCCAATGAGAGTGCACTGCCGTCGCGGTGCATTTCTTCAATGTCAAGTAGAATATTCGCTGCAAAAATTAAATCTTTTATTATCATCTGTAAATTCTTTTCATGCCGTCAATCTCGATCATGCTGATATCAATATAATTACTCCCTAAAATAGTACACGGGCCGCCTTCATTATCTTGGAATTCGGCGAAGTATTTAAAATAAACGTGCCTGCCGGTTATAGTATGCCATTACCATGCTTATCATAAATCCTGGGTGATGAGATGCTTGGCGCGATACTCTGTATTATTTTTAAGCGAAGTCCATATCTGTTCATTATATGCAGTCAGGGCAGGATTGCGCGGCTCAATTGAATGCCATTGATGGTAAACAAACGGCTCGTGAATAAACTTAACATCAAGTTTCAGATTCTTAATCTGATGAACAAAGTAATCGTCCTCATAACAAATACCCTTCGCGAATCTTTCGTCAAATCCGTTTAATCTTTTAAGGTCACGGGCGTTTATTGCTGAACAAAAATGAAACATTGTCGGACGTACCATTTCGTGGTTATACCAGCCTTCATCACCGGATTCCAATGGAAGTAAATCACGCCTCTCTACGCCTATCTTCTGATCTTTGGCAAGTGAATAACAATGATAAGTAAGATACTCATTAGGCTTTATCTGTGAAGCATGAGTAACAATATCGCCTTCATGATAGCACTCTGCATTTTGAATGATTATCACATCCGCGCCTTTGTCAATCGCATACTTAAATCCGATGTTATAAAGCGGACCCGGATTAGATGAAATCTTTTCTACAAGCCTGTAAATGTCAACTTGAAATTTATAATCGCCTATTCCTGAGATTTCCTGTGGTGAAGCATCATCAATTATAATTACTTTGAAATCCTTGTACCTGGATTTGTTAATTGATTCCAGTGTCAACCGCAATTGTTCAATGCGGTTATAATAAGTCATGACAACAACAACATTTAGCTTGCCCATGACGGAGTAGATAAAAGATGGACGTGACAATTAAAGTCATACATAGCTTCAGGTTTTTGTCCTATGGATTCCCACAGAAAAAGCGGCGAATGAGTTAAATCAAAATGACAAACATCGATATTGATAGTATAGAAAAACATCAGCCACTGATCATGTGTTGCCATTAGTTCATTGAAATACTGTTCCAGAAAACTCTTTTTTTCATCCTTCGCCTCAAATCTCTGTATCCTCTTTCGGCATTTATTTCATCGAGCAGATTAGTAAGAGACTCACGTCTTGTTCCGCCTTCAGCATAGTAAGAGCCATAGACTGCGATATAACCGGAGTCATTCATGCTTATGTGGCATTTGTTCACTATGTCTTTTACCTGTATCACAACTCATAATGGCGAATATAATAAATTAAATTAACAAAAACAAGTCCCCGCATTTGCGGGGACTTGAAAACAAACGAGAGAAAACATGAAAAGATCAAAAGTCCGGCGGGATTATCAAAGTATCCCCCGGAGTGACGAATGTATGAATACGGCTACCGGGCAAGCCAAAGGCAAGCCCTGGAGAGGACCATGTTAACATGACTTTGTTGAAATACTCGTTTGTCGGTTGAAGTGAATCGGGTATCCCCGCTGCAGCCCAGTCAAAGTTAGCATCAAACCACATCTCTTCATAGGCCAACATTCGGTCGGCAACGTTGTACAAAGTACTGATTTTTTCGAACGCATCAGTTATAAGTGTCGTGTCCCACCGTACAAGCGCAGGGCCGATTGTGTCAATCAGTTCGACCGAGAATAACACGTCGGTGTGGTTCTGAAAGTTGTCGATAGCCCTTATGAGTACAGTGTTGTACCTCTGAGTTAACCATGAACCAGGCGTGGGTGTTTGCTCAACCGTATCAATCTGACAATTATCCGTGAAGGTCATCCGCAGTCGGTAGTCAGGCAGAGCAGCCCCGCATTCGTCGTTTACGTACAGCGATTGAGGCGGTATCTGTGACATTACACAAGTGCATGATGTCATTATCGCTGCAAATAGAATAAGAATCATTTTTTTCATAATCCAAAGTTATTAATTTATTTTGAAATCACTCATATTTTTACCGGATTCACAGTACTTTCTAAACTTAGCCCAAACCTTGCCTGGAATCCTCATGAATCTCTTTTCGTCCTTCAAATGACAGAAATACGCCGTTCGGATATCAAAGATTTTCGCTGCATCACGGTACGAGATCATCTCACGGTCTAAGCCTTGAAGTACCTTCCGGGCAATGTCTCGCTTTGTCAGGCAAACAGCCATAACCCCAAAAGTATGCAACCGATAATCACAGCAGCGGCGCAAAGGCTGCCGATTAAGTTGTCATGATTCCTTTTCATTTTTACCTCCTATCTCATCTTCAATTACATCTTTTAGTATTTTTATTCTTCGCTCTATTTTGAACAGCCAAAAATCAACAGATGCCTGGTTTGGATCAGCAGATTTTACTTCATCTCTTATAGAATCAATGAACCGCTGTAACTCTTGCCAAATAGTTTCTTTCATCATTCACCTCCCTCCGTTAAGTTGTTCGGTTTTTCCGAACTGGTCAGGCGGGAGCGAAGCCACTCTAAAGCATCACAAAACACGCCATAATAAGTTGAATCTATGATTATACCTATTCTTCCATCTTTTGTGTCACGTTGCATCG